TGGCAGCCTTGACGCGGTGCGCTTCGGCCTCGAACTCTTCCCAGCTTTCATCAACCTCATACTCCTCGATGAGGCTGATAGCTGAGGCGATTTCGGCGGCGTTGCGACCTTCAACATCCACGCATCGCAACTCGCTGATGCGGCGTTCATGCTCGACTACGCGCGCCGCTTCGGCCCGCTCCCACTCAGTCAGCGGCGACCGCACCTCGTCACGAAGGGCATCCATTGTGCGGACAAACTCACGCAACTCTTCCTCGACAATTTTTGGCATTTCCTTCAATCGTTTGAGGTAGTCCCGACCTGGTTTCTCGATTGCGACCTTGGACTTGCTGACCTTGGCGGCCAGTGAGGCGATGCGCTCTCGCCCTTTTCGCGTTGTTGTGTCTGGAACTTCAGTGCCGATTTCTGACTGGACTGCATCGATAAACCGCTGAAGGCCTCCCTTGACGTAGATGGCCGGCGCACTCGCCTCGCTGATGTCTTCGATCGCCAACAGTTGACTTGACATGTTGTTCTCCATTTTCAGATGTATCGACTGCAAAGCGCCTGTGCTATGCGCGGATCTGTCTGCTGGTCTGCGTAGGTGCAGGCGTGCAGATGTTTTCGTGCTTTCCATGCTTGGTGAGCGGAGATTGGGCAGGTGAAGTAGCCGAGGTGTTCTCGCACTCCAGTGAAAGGGTTGTTGCACTGAGCTTTGAACCCTCCCCTACGGCCTTCCAAGTAAACGCCGGCAGGCCATTCGCCTCGGGACGAATTACTATCTGTAAGGAACTTGTTAATCTCGGGGGAAACAAATATGCAGGTATCAGGCGAGTAGACTTTATTTCCAAGAGATAGGATGTCCTTATCCAGGTGCTTGCCCTCGTGATCCTGTAACTCCATCCAAGATCTAAACGCTGAGAATGACAGCCACTCTGGCGTTACAGTGCATCCGATATATGTAGGGTGTCGCGCCAGCTCAATTGGGCT